CAGATTCTAAGATAGGAACAACAGTGTCAACATACTGTTGGTAAGTAATACCTTCTTTCCAAGAAGATTTTCCAAATGCACCAACAGTACCACCAATAGTATCTCTTGCTACTCCTGCTGCCCACCCGATTGCTTTTGCTGCCAGATGTGCTTTTGATGCAAGTTTCATCCCACCCTTACCTTTTGGTTTCTGGGTGCCTGGTTTTTTACCGGCAGTCTTTGCAAGAGCACCACCTTTTTGTCTTGTCATGTCTTTTTTACCAGCGCCTGATGGAGGACGGCGTTGACCTCCAGAACTATCAGAACTAGAACTAGAACTGGAACTGGAACCTTTAGTATCCCCAGAACCAGAAATTTTCTTTTCAGGAGTTACATCACGGACCTTCACGTCCACCACACCCATGTCTACTGCCTTACTTACATTATCTGATTTTACTAAAGCACCTGGTTGTCTTTTTACCAGGGCACCACCCTTATTAGACTGACTGCCTTGTGAATTACCGCCACGCTTGGCAAGAGGACCACCTTTTTGTGTGGATGTGTTGTTGGATTTATTGACACGTGCTTGCGCCTGCTTACGCACTCTATCTGCTTTATCTGCCCCGCCCGGATTCTTTTGCTTATAGTCGTTGAATTGATCGTCGCTCATTTTAGCGAACGCATCACCAGGTGCTTCAAAAATAGGCAATCTATAAGTATAATTCATCGGGAAGACTACTTATCGGTATTATTTAGCAGACCTTTTTTGATCATCTTTTGTAGTTCACTTGTGCTACCTACAAACAAAGCATTATTAGTAACGTTTTTAGGACCATCTTCTGCTTTCAGATCCTTCATTTTCTTTTGTAGATCAACAATCTTGTCAGTTACATCCCCAACGTGTTTGATCAACTGTCCAGCAACTTCATATGCCCTAGGATGTTGTGTATCCATACACACGTCAAGGATACCGTTTACTGCTTCTTGTCCTTTCTCTACAAGATTATACAGTTGAGCACGAGAATATTCATAATCTAGATCAGGAGCATCTGGGGTCTCCTTGATCTTTTTATTGATTGCTTTTGTTTCACTAACAATCTCAGACTTTACATCTAGTGCTTTATCAATAGCATCAAAATTTTTCTTCACAAATCAGTACCAGAAACAGGACTAAATTCAAGACCATCCGCATCAAAGAAAGATCTAGTCTCTGAGAATCCAAAGGTATCGCCGTAATCAATAATATCAGAATCAACTGAGTTGACTAAATCGATACTATCTCCACTAGAATGTAAACCACTGGTAGTGCTAAACTGTGCACGGTTGACAATCAAATCATTACCAGAAATTTCTTTGATTCTCATAACTTCACTATTGATTTGTATATATCCACCAACAGTAAAAGAAGATCCTGAGGTAACTTTTACAAGTGTTGCTTTTTGATTGAGGGAGGCGGCAAGAGACCCTGTGCCATCATCATTATAATCTTTGGTGGCTTGTGGAACAACAGTGTACCGTTGCTCCCTTGGAGCGCGGATAGTGGTAGCGTAATCGATTTGAACTTTTTTGATAATTCCATTTTCGTCCGTAGGAACTTCTTGGTAAAAGTAAGTTTTTGCTACGAAATCAAGATCATATTGAATGAATCTACGAGTTGAAAAATCACCCTCATACTCATCAGTAAAAGATACATTTGATAGAGTAAAAGGAATATCTCTTTTTTCTTCCACACCTTCCAGCATATTTACTGTTACGCTATATGCAGGTTGGAAAAATGGTAAAATTTGTTCTATAATTTGAAGAGCGTCATCTTGCAACTTAGTCGCAAAACTAAGTCTAAATCCCACATCATATGGGACTGGTAGAAACATTTTTTTGATCTTCGTCTTTTGAGACGGAGATTTCATAGTAAATTTTTGAATTGGAGATGCTTTTCTAGTAGCATCATAAGTATACGAAGACAACTCAAATGACAAGCGAGGTAAAGTGATCGCTACATTGTCATCGAAATTTGATTGTTGTTCTACACGTGCAAGGAACCTTTGAATAGGTCCGTATGCAATAGGAACTTTTATTTGACTAATAGATTTTCCATCACTAGCATATTTTTTGATAGTGATATTATTGAACAGAGTGCCGAATGCAACTACAGTCTTCCGAATAGTCTCATTGTAAAAATAATTACCAATCATTACACTTCACCAAATGGATTTTTCTCTGTAAAATCTAAAATACCGTCTGCTTCACTCTGAATTACGTCTCCAGTGTTGAACTCGTCTTCGGTATCATCATAGTCAATAGTATTTAGACGATATGCAGAACCCTCATTATCAACGATCAGTTCACCAACTTGGAAGTCATTGCTGATGTTGCGTGCTGTGACGGTTAGAGTAGATGCATTCCATGATGTAACAAATGCTGTACTGAGAGAAGATTGCCCCGTAATAATTTCTCCATAAGAGAATGTTCCGACACCAACGGTTCCAGCAGCAGAAACTTGAATAGTAGGTGCGCTACTATAACCACTACCAGCGTCAGTAATCCGAATAGAAGCAAGGGTTCCAAGATTTCCGAGCACACCATAACCTTTAGCGGTGTGACCTGCTCCAGGAGGTGCGGAGAAGGTAATCGTGGGAGGAATAACATACTCACCACCACCAGAGGTAACGGTAACAACACCGACACCACCTGATGTGGAGATTGCAACTTGCGCCGTGCCACCAACACCCTTACCATCCTCAGGAAGGAACTGGATGGTGGGAGTCATTGTATAACCAGTGCCTGGATTAGTAATATAGAGTTCGCTAATCCTACGGCGACCAAATCCTGAGGTAACGCTAGTAATAGCAACGACAGTTGCTGTTGTTCCTAGACTTACAGGAGGAGAAATCTTTACCGGAGGATCAGCAGTCCATCCGGTGCCACCATCCGTAAGTGTGATGGAACGAATACCTGTGGCAAGACTGGTAATTGCAGATGCAGTGTTACCAACCGAGACCAGTCTCAAAGTAGCGTTGTATCCTGCCGTAGCAAAGTCATCATCTACGACAGTGATTCCAGTATCAATAACTTCATCTTCATACTCAAACGGTTCACACGTCAGAGTATAGGTATAGTTCTTCCGGAGTTGATAAAAGTTACTAACATCATCAATATATTTGATTTCCAGCAGAAGATCTCTGTATGGAAAATACAAAAGATCCCCTTCTAGAGGACGACTAGGATCTTTAGATAAACCAGTTCTTCCTGCAATCAGCGGTGTAATATAGTTTGTATACCTATCCTGAGAGATAACAATCTTCATCTCTGCGGTGGTTCTCACACCAAATTTTGTAAGCAGATTATATCCAGAATCAAATCCTTCGTAAGATTCGATGTAACCTTCAATCGGGAAAGAGTTCTTGAACTCAGAACTTGTAACCTCCCGCATTACATTTTTTATATTTACAAAATACCTAGGCAGATAAACAAACTCCACCCCGTACATTTGGATCTGTTCATTGATCAGATCCTGTACAAGACTTTGTTCACCTACAGTGCCTTGCTGAAAGAAGGGATTTAGTGCCATTATCCAATAAGATCAAGAGGAGGAAGTTCATACTCATAGGTCATTCTTTCCTCAAGTTTCTCAATTTCGCCAAGAGCATCTTCATAAATTTGCCTACCGTTGAGTTCAACTCCACCTGGCAACTTGACACCTTGGAACTTGATTAGGTTTTGTCCCCACTGTTTTTTCATCAAAGCAGTGAGATATTTTTTCAAGAAAGGATCATTATATACTTTAGTATAGTCATTTGGGTTGAGAACCCTGTAGCAACGAATGATTAGATAATCTCCAGCCTGCATACTATTGCCATCAACATCCAAATACAGACGACCTTGACGACGATTGAATCTAATTTGTTTTTCTGGATGTAGGATATGATCCAAATCTTCCAGATATCTCTTAGTCATTGTGTATCCAAGCAGTTCCATTGAACTGAAAAAATACACATCATTCAACGCCATTTGGTAATTGATGTTGAACATGTTCGTCGAGATTAGACGATTGTCCAGTTTGAAAACTCTTTCAATCCCAATAACGGCGTCAGGAATCTGGATGAAATTCTGGTTCTCCTCATAAGTAAAGGTCGTATTGCCAATTCCAGTAATATTTGCACTAGCGGTGGTGGTAGTGATACCAGTACTCTTATCGAGTGCTTTAGCTTGAATTGCATCAAGAAAATCCTGAGTGACTTGATGCTTTAGATACATCAATTCTACACCGTCCATATGGCGGTTTTGATAAATCTGAATGGCATCATCCATCAGATCTTCAATTTGCTCATCAGCAACATTGATTTCAAGAACCGGAGCACCTAATTGCCGTTTGGCGTAGTTGACCAACTCCTGTCTTGTGGATGGGTTCGCCATATATTCAAGACTTTCTTTTATTTATGAACGTCTTACGACAACATCTAACTCGTCACCTACATCTAGACCAGTTATAGGGTTGATAATTGTTATAGCAGGATTGCCAATAGTCCAATCAACTGTTCTTTGCAATAAAACACCGTTCAAATATACTTCCATATTATCCGAAGATGTATCGGAGTTTGATGGGGCAAATGATGATTGACCAGCAATAGCAGTTAGTTGGTCTTCAGCTTGATCTGAACAGATATCAACTTCATCACCATCAAGACAAGATTCAGTCAAAACAACAGCAGAAGATGCCTGATAGTCAATATCTCTTCTAAGCCTGACTCCATTGAGAAAAACTCTATAATTCTTAGCGGCAGCAAGATTACCAGCAAGCGTAAATGTTGTTTGGTTCTGTGTTGATGTAAAAAATTCTTCTTCAAAGGTGTGCCCAAAATAGACATTGATCTGTGCATTATCACCTGCGGTAAGTCCAGAAGTGAAAGTTACTGTTTGTGGTGCTGATAATTGATAATCATTAGAAGCACCTAATCTTTGTTTGACACCATTGACACTTACCAGTACAGAGAATGAAGTTGCCTGTTCACCGTCATCAAATACATTGGGTGCAGTAAATGCAGTTTGTCCTTGGGTTGATTCTGTGTTAGATGTACTAATAGTTGTAGCACCACCTACAGCACCTCCACCACCTGAGAGTGTCTTGAAGGATAGTGAACCACTTCCATCAGTAACCAGTGCCTGATCTTCACTCCCGTCGCTTGAGGGGAACGTAAACCCTGATATAGTGCTTATACCACTAGAGTTTATGTTGCCAGCAAGACTATTACCAGTTATATCCAGACCAAAGCAGGTTACAATACCTGTTAGGTTTGCACCAGATCCGGTAAGACCTGCGTTGTGAACAAAGGTATTACCTACATTATATCCAGTTGAGTGAACAAATACTCCATTACCACCAATCTGAAATCCACTGGTAAGTATTGTTGTACCTGCGCCAACATTTATGCTGTTGTCGTTGAGGGTTACACTACCGCTTCCTACGGTTAGAATACCAACAACCCGACCATTTCCTCTAACTAGAAACTGAGTCTGTGCTGCACCAACTACAACAGTCTCGTTTCCAAAAGTACCAATACCGGACGATAATACGTGTTGGGTTGATATACCAACTTCTTGTACTGTAACACCTGCCCCAACACCAGCGGCAATAAAAACTTTGCCGTCCGCTGTGTTGATTGCAAATTCCCCTACATCAATAGTACTGGGATAATGCGGTACCTTTCCAGCGACACTAGATCGCTTGATTTTGATTGAAGGATTTGCCATTTATATCGGTGCTATGTAGCATCAAAAAGTGGTATATACCACTATCACAATATTTATATGTTATAATTAGTAAGGGATTACGATATTACATGAAGACCCTCGTTGTACTTATTGGACCTCAAGGATCGGGCAACCATCTATGGTCAAAAATCTTATCGCTACACGAGGATGTCTTTGGGTGGAAAACGCTTCTCAAAAACTATTGGGAGGCACACCGATTATCCGAACCCTTCGCGGAGTATTGGAAAGACCCTGATACCTTGCGAACCTTTGACTGGTCTAGAAGTGAATATTTCTTTACATCAATTAGTATCCCCCTCGGCATAAAATCTCAAGGGACCTTTCGTTGTCCAAACGTCGTGCAGTTTTGCACTATCGCCGAGAGTATGGGGATCTCAGTAAAAGTACTCGTCTTAGGACGAGATAAAAATATTCTACAAAATCAACAGGAACGTTTGCGAGAAGAAAGTACACTACGTTATTTTTTAGATCAATTACCCAAAATCAATAACCCAACATATCTTAGTTACGAACTACTCTACCTGTATAAGCAAGAGTATTTGAAGTCATTGGATATTGGTATTCCTATTGCTTGGTATGACAAACGTGTAGATGAAATTTTGAAACGAGATGCTAACGATAAGTACGTTCAATATATTGAAAACAATCCTTTGGATGACTGCAACAAAACTGGAGTTCCTGCTCCATTAGATCCTTTTGAGGAAGGACCTACAGGAGCACAACCAGAAAAACCATCTAAGTGTTGTTGATGAGTAAATATGATTTTGGAGGACTTGAGAAACATCCTGCTAACATTCTAAGATTGATTAGTGAGTTAGAAGGGTCCTATCAACTTTGTAAGTATATGGGTTTTGAAGAGGATATGAAAGTCCTTGAAGAAATGAAAAGACCATATTATAAACTTTATTTCAAAACGAAAAAGGAGTACAACGCAAATAAATGATATTGTTCAGTGGTTGTTCATTTACATATGGTGACGAACTAAGTAACCCAACTAAAGAAAGATTTTCTTCATATTTTGATTCCCATAACATCGGTGAATGTGGTCTCTGTAATGATGCTATTGTCCGAAATACTATATCTGAAATAGAATCAAACCCAGAAAAATATAATACTGTTGTAGTTCAGTTTACTCTACACACTAGAACCGAAGTTCCTCTTCAAGACGGTTATCTTCCCATCACACCTCAAAATCTAAAACTTGAATCGCGGAGGGTAAAGCGATGGAAATTTGCAAAAGCAATATACAATAATGAATTGTGGACTATGCATATTGGTAAGGAAAATATGCATAAGAATATATTTTTTATACAGACATACCTTAGAATGAAAAGATTGAAATATATATTTCTAAGTATTGACGGATGTAATCTAAGAAATAATTATTACACCAACTCATGTTGGAAAGACATGATAGATAGTCCAATTACTAATCTCTATGATATAATTGGGTATCCCTCTAAGAATCCAGAATATTTTTATACACCATCAGGACAAATTGCAGGTCATCCAAATTTACTAGGTCATGAAGTCATCGCCAATGCAATCAAAGAAAGATTATGACGGTCCTTTATACGCACCATGGTCTAGTGTGGTAAAAGGAAGGCGACAAAGAGCAAAAAAATTACTTATTGTTACTGGTCCACAAGGATCTGGTAATCATTTGTTTGCTAGAGTGTTTAGTCAGCATCCAGATGTTGTTG